GGATCATCAGTATTATAATTGTAATAAATATGAGATATACGCTCATATCTATACAAATAATTATAAGTGCCACATTCTTTTGCTATGACATAACGAACCCAAGTGTGAGGAGGGTCAATTTTAACACAACTATCAAAAGAATGACTTTCGAGGTCATCAAATCTCTTCAAAAAGAGACGAGTGCACTTACAAGGAAAATAAGACCAGGGAAGATCTTTATTCCAGTACTTGAGGAAGTTAATGAGCCTTCCATCAGAAACAGATCCTGAGGAAACCATGAACTTCGACGAAATTGGTTTCCGGATGTGAGTCCCTCGCACACAGAACACAGAGTGCTAGTTGAAGGAACACCACGAGAACCAGTAGGATTGTCACAAACACAACACCACCCCCTCCAATCCCTTTCATCAAGAGATTCCGTTAAAAAGGACAGGTCGTCATGGTATCACATGACGGTGAAACACCTGTAGTATCATATATCGCAACATCACAAACGAGCGGACTAGAGTCATAAAGACCAACCATCTTCTCTCTCTCCAACTCATTTATTTTATCTCGATGACGAAGAACTTGTTTCATCAGGAGATCATTTGATTCCTTCAAACCTTGATGATATGCGTCTATATCAGCATATTCAGGTTTTAAGGACGCTTGCCTAATTTTGTGATTAAAATCAGAAACCTCGGCAGGCCGGAAATCCTTACCCGCAAGTTTCATAACCTTCGATGGAATTGCACCAGGAAGTGTAGTTACTTTGACTTGCGATAGAGGACTCCTCTCTTTCGGAACATCCTTTTCTTCGAAAGGAATAGTTCTACGAATATTGGATTTGGAGTCAAGACACTTAGACGCCTGAGGTTGGTTAGACATCATTTCAGTGTACAACTTTAGCAACATAGCTTGTTGTGACATAGAAATAGTGCCATCAGTCGCACGAACAATAAGATCTAAAGGTGTCTCATCATCGGATGAGGAATCAGAAGATTCTGAAGACAATTCATCATGCATCTTCATCCATTGAAACTTCTCTTTTCTACCTTCCCATATTTTACCAGCTTTCTTGGTGAGGGGTCGGATAGCAGTTCCC